TCTGATGTGATATTAAAATTAGGAGCAGCAAGACTAAATGTATGCTGTGAAGTAAATTCAGCACTTCCTTTACAGGACATTCTAAAATTACCTTCAACAGTATTCTCTAGATTGCCTTTTACAACATTTTCTATATTACCTAAATTTACATTTGTTGTATTTCCTACTACATTATTATACATACCACCTGTAACCGTACTGCGCTTATTTCCGGTGATTGTTTCTTCGCTTGAACCGTCAATTGTTTCTTTCTTATGACCTCCAACACTCAGATTATAATCACCATTCACTCTCATATCTAGATCACCGGTTGCATCAATCTCCATGTTCTTACAAGATACTTTGAGATCTCCTTCAACCATCAATACACCAGAACCACCAACAGATGTTATAATATTGTTTTCGGTACGCATGACCATTGTACCATCATTACGCATTTCAATACCAGTACCATTTTCATGCTTGAGTAGTATTCTTCGTGATCCATCTTTATCATCAAATAATAATACATGACCAGATGCAGTTTGTTTTATACTTGCTTCTGTATAATCAGTATCAGTCTGGTATGTACTACGCATTATATCTTGAATATCAAGTGTTGGATCACCGCCTCCGATACTTAACTGGTGATCTTCTCTACTAAGCGAGGACCGATACCAATACTCAGGTTTAGGGTATAATCCTTGAGGATCACCTGTATTTTCAATATTCTTTATTTCAGTTTGTGTATTAGGAACACCATTTAATCTATTAAAGGCATCTGACATTATTGTATATCCTGTTCTTCAAGGGCAATATCTTCTGAAACTTTACCCTTTGCTATTAATTCATCACGTGTTAAAAACTTTTTATCTTCTAAAGGTATAGCAGAATTAAGTCTATAGAAAGGAGACTTTATAATTTTATCTGAAACATTAAATCCAGGTCCTATAGTTCCTATTGATAGACGCCTTGCATCTATATCTAAATCATTATTTCCAAATGCATCACCACCCGGAAATATATTATAAAATGCTTTCATAAAGGTATTAAAACTTTTCCATTGAGCTTGATTAATCGAAGCAGCATCAAGTTCTACACTGCCCGGAGGACCACCTTTTGCACCATTGAAACCTGCAACAAATGCAACTCCAAAACTAAGTGGTTTAAATTCAGATCTCACATGATCAGTTTCTTTACTTATCGGTGCACCGGTTTGTATTGATCCATTTCTTCTTATTATAAAATGATAAGGAATAGCTTCATCTATGACTGAAAACTCTTGATTGATTTCAGCTGATCCAATATTACCATCATCAATATAATGACCAGTCCAATGCCAAACAATTGTAGTTAAATTTCTTGTGACTGTTTTTAGAATACTTTCTATTTCTTCTTGTGAACCTAGAATTGTAAATTGTTTTTCTTTTACAGAAGTTTCTGCATTACGAATACGATGTCTTGCAGTATTACTATCATTAATTGTAGAAGCAACAGTAGTTTTAGCATCTGTTAATGCTTTAAATTGTGTATCAATCTTAGTAGATAAAGCTGTTAATGACTCTAAAAGTTCAGGAGCCTGTACATCCATTTTAGCTATTAACTCTCGCATATCAATTAATGAAGTAATATTTGTACCTATTCCAAGTATACCGGCTTGAGATAATATATCTGCCGGAATATCAGTAAACGATGAAGCTAAATCTATTGGCTTTAATCCTCCAAAAGCAGCATTGAGAATTGATAGTGTTTTATCTGGTGTAAATTCATCTCCAAATTTACCAACAGTAGTACCTAAAGCGCTAGTAAAGTTTTCACTTAAATCCTTTAATAAGCTCCCACTATCTAATCCACCAAATTTTGCTTTTACTAAGTCTTCGGCTTCTGCGAGTGTATTCGCCATAAGGTCTTTTACTTCTTCGGATTGAACTATTTCAATTCCTTTAGTCATAGCTGCTTGTAAATCTTCGCTAATCAATTTTTTAGTCGTAGCTTCAAACTCTTCTTTTGTAGCTCCGCTTGCATCAATTATTATTTGTGTTACATTTGTTGGACTTGCATCACAAAATATTTTATGATTCATATTAGTAGCTACAGCAGTCGATACAGTTTCAGACGCAGTTCCAATAGTCACTAATGAGCTTCCAAATATTTTATCAAGTTTAGTTAAATCGCCAGATGAAATTGCTGTCTTCATTTTTGTTTCTATGCCAGGTAATTCTTTAATTATAGTCATGAGTACTGGTTTTGTGGTTGTAAGTAGCTGATCTACTTTATCATCTTTAATTTGTACTAAACACTGAAATGCATCTGTTATTTCACCATCTTTATCACCAAAAAGTGTGCTTTCAGCAGCTTTTGTACCAGTAGTTATTTCTTGTAAAAAATCCTGCAGACCGCTCGTGTCAAGCCCGCGGTTTGTACCTATCAGTATTTCATTTATTTCATTTATTTTTGGCATACTATTATTCTTTATATAACTGAGTAAATTTATTATAAGCTTCTTTTGCAGCTGTTAGTCTTTTTTCTTCTGCAAATCTTATATTCCAATATCTACGTGGATACCCAAAGGTGCCATTATTTGTAAACTTACTTAATCCGCTTTTTAGCTGTGGCATTTCATAAAACCTCATAAACATCATAGTAGCTTCTTCAACTGTTTCAGTAAAAAAGAAAGGTCCTCTATGATATGAATATCTACTTAACTCATAATCTATAAATTTTAATTGAGGCAATAATTCTCTATAATTATCTTTTTCTCGATTTGCAAAATCTTTTAGTTTTTGTTGTCTATCAGGTCCCCATTGTGCAATTCCAAATGCTTCATACTCTGCTATAGTACCTTCTTTTTCTTTACCGCGAGCCAGAGGATTCATTTCAACACCCTCGAATCTACTTTCTATTGTCAGATTCCCAATCATTCCTGCTATGTGATGTGGTTTATAATGATAACATAAACCTGGAGTTGTGGCAAAAAAGTCCCAAGCAACATGAGGATTATCTGCCGCTTCACCAGTAGGTGTCCTGGCTGGAGTAAATCCAGTAACAAGAGCTCTTGCTTTTGGTCGAATAGATGTTATAACAGCTGAACTTGATACATCTTTAATATTATGTTGAGTTTCAGTTGATTCTCCGATATGAGGTATGCAGCCTATAATAATAGGAGCCTGACATAGATTGCCATCTGCGAAAAAACCAAATACTCTTGCCCCAGCTTCTAGCCTTGGATTTTCGCCTATTCCAGATGTACCACCACCTGTGGTTGGAAGAACGCATTGTGCAAATGGAAGATCAGCGTCTGATATATTATGACCATGTACGCCATCTACCCGAACTTTAATTCTATCTAATCCTTTAGGATCTGTTCCGGTTTCTGCTATGATTCCGTAAAACCATCTAAATATATCTCCGTAAAAGCTCATTTTCGATTTCCTAATTTCACACAGCTCATATCAACATTGTGTTGCTGATCATTAAAATGATGTCTTGCTGTATATATTATAAAAACTCCGGATCGTTTTTTATCTTCTACTTCCGATGCAGTAACATTAGAGCTACCTTCTATAAGTGTATTGTTCGAAGGATATATAAAATCTATTTGTCTTCCAAGACTTGCATTAGATCCGATAAGATACAATCTACCCGGAACTCTGATGTTCATTGAAGTCTTGAATAACATATTTCGCAATGCATTATTACATGCAGCAAGTCTGAATCCATCTGCACCATTGTCTTGATGTATATTGTTAATGCCTGTATAAGTATCATTCATAACTGCTCTATGCACATTCTTTGTATTATATTTATTCATCATCTTATTATTAAACTTATACTGAGAATGATGTACTGGTATAGTGCCCTTTTTTATAAGATCAACATCTGTCATTGATCTAAAAAGATCATCAACATCAAAAGTATATTTTGTTGTTTGGCCTGTAGTTATATTAGTAATAGAATGCTGACCAGCAGTCGCTCCTGCAGCCATAAGCAATAGTGAGTTTTGTTTATGTGCAGAGCTATATGCCGATACATTAATTAGATTTTCTTCTGCAGCTGCTGATGCAGTCGATTGATTAAATGACTGTGAAAATCTATATGGTGCAGTTTTATTAATAGAAGGAGTTCGAAGCATTTCTTCTAATGACTTCAGTTGTAGATTTCGAGTGTTGAGTGTTGAATATAAAAAATAAGGAAGACCTAGATCTGTACTCATTCTTGATCTGATTATTTCACACGCTTCAAATGGAGTTATAAATGGTACAACGAATTTCATTGGTTCTTGATATGGCTTGATACCTGGCATATCATCGGTTTCCATTTCCATATCTAAATTATCTTTTAATATTTTTTTTATGATTTGTTCTGGTGTTCCGGTGTATGTACTATTGATTTGCATCATATTATTATTAAAACAATTTGTTTCAATAATCTTTATTTCTAATCCTTCAATGTTCTCAGTTGCTTTTGCAGTATCAATAATTTCTACAACTGTAAATCTTTTTGTAATAAAGTTTCCAATATTCTCCGGAGACTCAAATGTGATATCAACCATTTCTGTACCGTTCCAGCTGATGAGGCTGTCATACATACTCAGATCATCTTTCATATTAAAAGTACCGGTAAGATAAGGTAATTCTATATTCTCATATATTTCTATTTCAGATATATGTGCAGCAATATTAATAGGCTCATCTTCTATATGCGAATGAACTAAAAAACTTACAATATTGTAATCACCGGCATGTTGTGGTTCAGGCATAGTTTATCCTTGCAACAATAATTTGTTGAACTCAGCTTTTACTTGAACTGCAACGTCTGGCTTAAGACATTTTATTTCTCTTAATGAATCATTCTTTGCAAGGATTCTGTCAAAGTACGTTATCGGTGTTTTGAGTGAAAGCGAAGGATATGATGCTGTTCCGGTACCTGCTGGCACTAAACCAATATCAACGTATTCTTTAGATGCATTCTCATAATGATGTACTGAATTATATTGTTCTACATCTGATGTAACAACCACAACGTCTTCGTTTTGTATTGCACCATTAATAGAAGGTGTAATGTTTTCATCTGCAGTAAATTTGTTATCTGTTTTTATTACTGCAGTAGCAGTGGCTTGCACACCTCCAGCTACATCTGGTGCAGATATAGTCACTCTAGGGGCAACTCTATAAAAATCACCTTTAGAAGCACCTATAAATCCAGATGTAAGCGAGGTCCTATCGGCTTGTGCTTCTGTTTGACGTGCGGTTCCAGTCCCTGTTCCTACACCTGTTGCTGTAAATATAGTAGTACTAATTTGTGGAATTAGACCTACTAATGTAAAGTCAGTAGTTGCTCCACCGTTATCATCAGCGGTTGATACTATTATATATTCTTTGCCAATTTGAAATGATCCTGCATCTACTGCCAATTGCGCATTTGCACGTATATTAGCATCAAATACCGGTGGTTCAACTTGAATTGAAGTTATTGTATTATTTGAAAATTGAGCGACTCCTATAGCACCGCTACCAATATCATCAGAGATGGTGGTAATAGTTACTGTTGGCGCAGAAAGATATCCGCTACCAGCATTATTTAAGGTTATTGATTCTACTTTAGAAAAAGTATCTACAATAATCTGGCCAAGATCTAAATATCGTTTAATTACAGTTCCTCTAGTACCAGATAGTGCACCTTCAACAGTGTGACCAGGTAAAAATGATTTAGATATATCACCAGTAGTTATTACTGACCTATGCGGATAATCTAATTTTGCTTTTGGTAGTAAATCTTGTTGAGGTAACGGCCAACCGCTTTCTCTTAGATCGTCATTTAAATAATAGAATGTCCAATAGAATTCTGTTGTCCCATATAACTTATATGAAAACGTATCTGGTCTGTCATAGTCTTGAATATGAACAGTAGTATAAAACGCTATATCATTTGAGATTTCATCTATAACTTTTATGTATGCACTTATGTTTTGAAATAATGCTGGCTCTGATTCATTGCCAAAGTTGTATCCAACAAGAGGAAAGTTATTAAAAAAGTTTGACATTAGTAACCTCCATCTTCTACATCGGTTTTGGATATTGCTCGTGTTTCTGTGAATGTCATTGATATATCAACTGCACTAAATCTACCATCAGAGTGCATGCCACCAGTTGCTGAGTTATAGGTTGCATTAAATGATTGCATATAAACTGGTAAAAATCTTATACCTTTTATCTCTTTATTATTATATTTTACTTTAATCATAAATCTGTTTGGAAATTTATAACCAACATTGACTCCGCCTGCTCGTAATGCAGTTGGATAAAGTTCTGTTCTAAATGTTTTGATTATATCTTCTATTACAATTGCTTCATTTTGACTTGTAGGTATTAGTTGAAATGCAAATGAAAAGTTACGAATCGGAACATCTTTGAATATAGCCCGTACATTTGGATTTGTAGTAAGGCCGGTTCTACTTCTTACTGCACCGCCTGCAGCATCACCAATAACCGGTAGTTTTGCTGCTATTTTTCCTGAGAGTATGCCAGCTGCTTCTTGGCTCATTCCGCCTGTTCTACCTAACACAGTATTTACAAGGCCTGTAGTTTCTTGGGCAATTGCTCCGGCAGCTGCACCTACTGCACCGGCTGGAGTACCCATACCAGCTTCAATTGCTCCGCCTATCAGACCAAGCTGAAAGGCATTATCGTATGTAACTGTATCTTGTATTTGTATTGCTCTTGGCAAATATAATGATATTCTTTTATCAGTATTTAGTTTTAAAGCTCTACCATGTTCAGTTCCATCAAAAGCAGGAGCAGCAGTTGTTTTACCATAAAATGAACTCTTTGCATTATCTTTTGCTGCCTTTATTAGTTTATCTGATTCTTTATCTGCTGCTTCATCTAAGTCTTCAGGAGTAGTTGTTGTAGCATCAGCAGAAACAGCATCTGTAATAAGTTTACCAAAATCTTTTATTTCTTCTTTAATTAATGATCCAAAACTCGCTACTCCTTCTCTTATATCAACATGTACTTCATCTATCGGAGTAAATGTTATTTTACCAAGATAGTCAGACTGATTTTCGAGAGGATAAACAAGTTTTTTATTCACGCCACCAAAGCCACTACTGAAAGTATTGTAAATATCGTATAGGTTTGCCATGTGATAGCCTTATAAATATTGTTAGTTGAATCTATTTATACAGAGTTTCATGGCATACAGCGGTAAATATAGACCTAAAAATCCTAAAAAATATACTGGTGATCATACTAAAGTAGTGTATCGATCCCTATGGGAAAAGCATGCATTCAAATGGTGCGATACAAATCCACAGATATTACAATGGTCTTCAGAAGAAGTAGTCATACCTTATTTATGGGCAGTAGATAAGCGTTACCACAGATATTTTGTAGATCTCAAAGTTAAGTTTAATAACGGCGAGACATGGCTAATCGAAATAAAACCAGATAAACAGACACGCCCACCTACATATCAAGGTCGTAAAACAAAACGATACATATCAGAATCAATGGACTATGTTAAGAACCAGAACAAATGGAAAGCCGCAGATAACTTTGCAAAGGATCGTGGTTGGAAATTTGTTGTATGGACAGAGAATACTCTTGAACGTATGGGTATCAAACCTAAATCTACGAAGCCATTAAAACCTTATGTAAAACGAAAAAAGTAGTATAAATAAGTGTATGAGTAAATTATTTCAAAATCTAGAACTAGCAGCTTTTAAAAAAGGCATTACCCCGAGATCAAAAGAATCTCGTGAATGGTTTCGTAAACAAGCCAGCGCGCTTGGTAAAGTGAATCGTAATCAATTAATGAATGAACCTGAATTAAAACTTACTGGTAAGCAAATACCGGGTGGAATGTTTATGTTCTTCTATGATCCGAAGACAAAAGATACATTGCCATACTATGATTCGTTTCCATTGACTATTATAGTTGATGCTGCACCTGGTGGATTTACAGGATTGAATCTACATTATCTTCCGATGGTATTGAGAGCAAAGTTTCTTGATGCACTGATGGAAATAGCTGATGATAAAAAATTTGATGAAGACACTAAATTTAATTTATCATACAGTATGCTAAAGAGAGCATCAAATATGAAATACTTTAAACCATGCTTTAAAAGATATTTGATGTCAAATGTTAGAAGTAGATTTGCATTAGTCCCTGCACCTGAATGGGAAATTGCAACGTTTCTACCTACACAAGATTTTCAGAAATCTGGTAAGAGTGCAGTATGGGCAGATTCTAGGAGAATGATTTAATGGCACGTACAGTACAAACTATCGATGATCTAAAAGCTCTTATATCGAATAAAGGTGGCGTAGCACGATCTAATGTGTTTGCAGTTGCTCTACCTCCAATAGCAGGACTAAGAAACCGAGAGCTCAATCTATTATGTTCAAGTGCGAATCTACCAGGCAGACAAATCATGACACAAGAAAGAGATATTGGTTTGATTACACAGAAAGTTGCAAACAATCATATATTCGATGACGTGTCCCTCACATTTCGTTGTCTTAACGATTATGGAATCAGAGAATACTTTGAAGCGTGGCAAGATCGTTGCATAGATCAGAATAGTCTTGAAGTCGGATATCTAAAGGATTACGCATTTAATGTAAAGATACATCAGCTTGCAAGAGGATTTGGTGCACCAACATATCAAACTCCGTTTGGTTTACCAAAACTTCCTCCTATGGCCAATACAGTAATCGATATGTTTCTTGGTGGCACACCACTAGGCGGAACAATCAATGCACTGAAAGGCGAAATAGATCTTGGATTTATTGGTCAAAATGATACAGTGTATTCATGTGAATTAATTCAGGCATTCCCTACATCAATGGGAGCAATACAATTATCTGATGGATCAATGGACGGAACAGTTGAACTCAGCGTTCAACTATCATACAAAAACTGGAGATCATCTAAACAAAAAGGCAAACCCTTTGGATTCAATCAATCACAATTGATTGGAGCAGTCGGAAACTTTATTGGCGGAGCAATAAGACCAGCAAATACACCTCCTCAAATGGTATTTACAAACTCAAAGTCATCTGTTGTTGGTCCTCAATAATAATTATAAATGAAAGTAAAATAATGGCACTACCTAAACTAAATAATACTCCTTATTATGATGTGACAATACCATCAACCGGAGAGAAAACACGATACAGACCGTACTTGGTCAAAGAAGAAAAAGTTCTTTTAATGGCTTCTGAATCAGGAGACAATCATTCCGCCTCAGAAGCAATGCTTGATGTAATATGCAAATGCGTAGAAGGATTAAATAAAAGTAAACTTACTGCATTTGATATTGATTATTTATTTTTACAACTGAGATCAAAATCAGTAGGCGAAACAGCTGATTTAATATATACATGTCAAAGCGAAGAGTGTCAGGCTCAAAATGAAGTAAAAATAAAACTTAGTGATGTAACGGTTGATATGCCTAAAGAAATGAATAATAAAATTACTTTAGGCGAAGATATGATTCTTGAGCTGAAATATCCTACATATGAAACAATAATGAATGATAAAATATTAAGATTTACTGAATCTGGAGCAGAAATAATGTATCAAACTGTAATGCTAAGTCTTGATGTATTACAATTAAAAGATGAAAGAATGATATTTGCAGAAGAACCAATTGAAGATGTAATAGAGTTTATTGGAAGCTTGTCAACTGAACAGTTTCGGAAACTATCAGAATTTACAGTTTCTATTCCAACTTTACAACATGAATTTGAATATACGTGCGTAAAATGTCAACATAAAAATAAAACAGTTATTGCGGATACAACTGATTTTTTTCTATAGCCCTTTCGCACGATACACTTATGAACCATTTTGAAACTAATTTTACATTAATGGAACATCATAATTATTCGTTATCTGATCTTGAAAATATGATGCCGTGGGAAAGGGAAGTTTACGTTACTTTACTTATTAATCATTTAAAAGAAAAAGAACAGCAAGAAAGAGAGAGCCAAAATGGCTAGTTTAAAGGATATCAATGCTTCGATCGAAGAAGGCAACGAGAATACAGAAAAACTCAATGCTAACTTTTCAAGGTGGCTTAAATCACAGCAGACATCTGGAGATGATTTAGAGGCCGCTAGAGAAAAAAAGCGCACTGCCGCCGTTAAGGGCGGAGATACATTTATATCAAATAAAATAACAAAGGGTGGCGGTAGCAGTGGCATACTTAAAAACCTACTGACTAAAGCTGCTCTTGCTGCAACAGTTGCTGCTGCAGTAGCAGTTGCTTTAAAGTTACTTAAAGATAAAGCAAAAGATTTAGGAAATGATGACTCAATAATTGAGGGGGTTAAAAATAGCACTGTTGTAGGAACTGGAGCACTAGTAGCCGGATCAATATATGGTGGATTTAAAGGTCGTAAATATGGCAACCGCATGGGGACAGCATTAAATAATGCAATGGAAGCTGGTAATGCAAAAAAGATTGCAGCACAAAACCAAAAAATTCAAAATGGTACAATCAGAAATAATAAAATAAAAATACTATTGAATGCAGATGAATTTGCAGATCTAAAACGTCAAATAAAAATTAATGAAGCTGCTAAAAGGCTCAGAATAAAACTTTTAAGCCTTGCAAATGCAGAGGCTCTTGGAACCACTGGTAGAGAAGTCAGAACAAATACTCCTAAAAGTCGTTTTTCTGGATTTAGCAACCTTAACAAGACTGGTGGAACAGTAACAGGCTTGAACAACATGCGTAACTCAAGTATACGTATTCCCACAGCTGCAAATACTAATATTGCAGCTGCAGCAAATACCAATAATAAGCCTAGAACAGCACGTAAAAACTTTAATTCAGTTGTTAAAAAAGCTCTTCTAAGGACTACATCACTATCATCAAGTCTTGCTTCGAAAGTAAAAAATATACCAAGTAATATAAAATCAGGTCTAAGCGTGATCCCTCCCAACCCTGGTGGTTTTAAGGGAACGAATGCAACTTACGGCCGTATTGTAACGGCCTGGCTTAAAGGCGTTTCACCAAAATGGGCCCAAAAAACATTTGCAGTTCTTATGAAACCAAAAGTTAATATAGCAGTTTTAGGGACATACACTTTGCTAAACATTGGGGCTATCCTTGCTGATTATCAGATAAATTACGCAGCTCAGATAGGCCTAGCTGAAGATAATGATGTTCCATTTTTACAAAAGCTTACGCGGGCGCGGACTAGGCCTGAAAAGGCAGCGGCCATTGCAATGGAATTAAGCACCTTGACAGCTGTCATATTAGGTGGGGCGATTGGAGTAGCACTAGGTTCAGCAATAATTCCGCCATATGGTAGTATTGCTGGTGCAATTTTAGGAGGCCTTTTAGGAGCCATGGCCATGAACCTAATATTTGAATTTGTTTTTGACCTTATGGATGGCAAAAATATGGAAAGATGGAGTAAAACCTGGCAGGCGAAGGGTATTAGTAAAGCATATCTAGATAATTTAAGAGGTCAAGGTCCATCTATTAGTAATAATAAAAAGCAAGGAGGAATGATCCGTCGTATGGCACCGGCCATGTCTATCCTAGACGCATTCACTAATACGTCAGGTTCTGGTGTCACAGACAAAGCTTTGATTTCTGGATACGCAGCAATGGGTGCATCAAAAACTAAAGCCAAAAAGTACGGGTCATTTCTTAATAAAGATTTGTTTCTTGGAGGTGCAGATCGACTAAGCAAAGGGAATAAGACCCCTGACTTTGTAAGAGGTATTTCAGGCGGAGGTTCATCAGGCGCAATGTCATCAGGCGCGTTGACATTTCCTGAAGTCGGCAATGGATTGTCAAGTCTTTCAAATCAGCAGGGAGCAGGTATGATACGTCGTGGATCAGAAGCACCTGTTGTAGTTGATGCAAGTACTAAAAGCTTTTCTGATCACAAATCTGTACATATGATGCCAGCCGTGGCACCAAAAACTGTAGATTCAATGGAATATAGAACACGTGCGTATATTATGATAGGTAGTGCAGCAAGTGGAATGGGCCTTGTAAATTAAAGGGAGCCACGAAAGCTCCCTTTATTATTAACCGTTAGCTATTTTTGCAAAGTAACTTAACGTATCGTCTTCTTCAGCTGGCATTTCAGCTGCAGTGACTGGCGCTTGCATTTCTCTTATAGGAGCAGGCGGTGTTTCATCGCCAAGCGATACCTGTTGTGCAATCGTCGGAGAATCTGTAATGGCAAGAACCATATTCATTTTCTTCTTTAGTTCATCATATGATTTGTAGTTAGCAGGATCTGCCCACTCACCAATCGGATGCATCATATTATAGATGGTTTCCAACTTAGCTTCATCTTCATTGAGAACAGATGTACTAGCAAACTCTGACTTATCATAGTTACGATAGCCTTCGACTTGACGTATCTTCAACTTGAAGTTACCGCCTTCCCAGAAATCAAATGGATTCATAGGTTTTTCATCTTGAAATGTAGGCTGCATCACATCCATAATCTTGTCAAAGATTTTCTTACCATACTGAAATAAGAATACTTTACCATTGTTATCCGGATTACCTGGATCAGATACAATGTAGATATTAGACACATAATGCAACCGACGTTTCTGTCTTCTTGCAGTATCTTTATCTTCATCATGACCTGAGTTCCAAAGCTTGGAGTTCATTTCGCCAACCGGATCATCTTTACCTATTGATGTGAGTGATTTTTCGATGTACCATTGACCGGTCGGACCTTTAAATCCGTGATCCCAATAGCGTACCCATGGTAGGTCTTCACCTTCTGGCGCTGGTAAAAACCTGAGTTCGGCATAACCATTGCCAGCCTTATCGACTGTCGGTTTCCAAACACGATCATCACCGTAGTTTTTCTTTTCGCCTCCACCGACTTTCTCGGCTTCGTTGACTA